CCAACAACTCCGTTGGGATAAAAATCACTACTCATGGCAATTAATTTTTCTTCTACTAAAGGAGAACGTCTAACCTGCATTCTTGCTTCGAATGTAGCCCCATTCAGATCAACTTCTTCGTCGTTGATATCGGTATAATCTAGATCCAAAAAGTATGACTGTCCCTGATAAAGATTAATATCATAATTGTTACAATAAATTGGCATATAGCGTCTCCTTCTCCTTTATTTATACTTTGTGAGAACTTTCCAACAAGCAGGATATAGAGGTCGAATTATATCTCCAATCACTTCTGCATACTCACGAATCTCCCACTGAGCGTGCTCATCACTCCGCTGACTATAGAATCTGGCATATGCAGAAAGGGAACCAGTCCAGTACCATTCAGTAAACATCGATTGTGGTAGAACAAAACGAGCCTGTTCGGGTGCAACACCTTCTGCAATGAGCTGATCATAGGTATAGAGACAGAGTTCCATAGCATTACCATATGACCTAACGTTTTCTTTCGTTATTGCCATAAATTCCTCACTGCCCTGCTTTGCACTACCTTTCGGTTTTCCTCTCCAAGCAGGCCAATAGAAGTCAGGTTTGAATGAAACATAGCGACGGCTGATTTCATTCTCGACAAATCCCTGCTTATGCTTGAAGAACTGAGTTCGAATAGAAATTGGTGCTTTTATCCTGAGTGTAATCTGTGGATGTGCAAAGGGTGTCCAATGCTTTTCTCTTGCAAGATAATTAATCAGTCCAAGATCTTTATCAGACAAACACTTGAATTCTTCCTTTAGTCTATCAGCATCCCAATTGTGTCCAGTAACCTTCTTAAGTGCTTCCTCGTCATAATCCCATTCACTCTCTTTGTCAAAAGAAACACGGGCAGCATTGACTACAGTCAAATCATTACCCATATGGTCAACTAAATCTACATATCCCTTAGTAAGAACTTTAGTCATTAATCGTCACTCTCTATATCTAAAAATGTAATATCATATCCTTCTAGTTCTGTAAATGATCGAGCATAATCTTTAGCTCGTTCAAACAAGTCAGAATCAACTTCTCTAACGTAACCAGCAAAGTTTTTATTAAACTCTAATACAAGTTCCAACAAAACTTCTTGTGGTATGTCATTAGAATCATATTCAAATTCGGTCATACTTTTTTCCAATTTCTAAAATGTAATCTTGCTTCTAGTCCGCTGTATGTATTGTTGTCTATGATCTTCTGTATTTCCTTTGCAGATTTGGTGTAGATCATATCATTAATATCTTTTTCTTTCATATTGGTAGGCCAAATACAAATCGTACATTCCTTATTGATAAGTCTGTCCATGTAGTTTACGATCTGTTTGTTCCGTGGTTCGTTATCTAGAACATACACTACTTCAGTACCAATGAGTCTATCATGTAGATTTTCTATTGCACCCGCACCAACCATTGCAATTGTATTTGGGATGAACAGACTATCAATTGGACCTTCAACAACATAGACCTTCTTCTTGGGATCAACACGCCAGAGTCCATACCATAGACGATCGATACTCTTATCAGCTTTCACTGTAATGTAGCGAGCACTGAACCGAGCAGTTTCCTCTCCCTTGAATGAAAGAAGTCTACCCTGAGCACCAACAACATCACCCGTCTTGTTGAAGAAAGGAATTATAAGACGTTCCTCTGCTCCAAGTGCAAGACACTCTGGATCTAGTTTCTTCATCCACGAACCAAAGTCATCCGTATAATAGAGAATGTCATAGAACTTCTCTGGGATCTTTCTTATCTTGCAGAATTTGTGTGCCTTATGTGAAGAATCTAGGTCTTTAATCCGAGTTAGATCTTTCAGTAAGACTGAGTTAGTTTTAAATTTTGGCTTGAACGACAGACCACCAAACATGCTTTCTTCCTTTGGCTTTTTATAATTTGAATTCCCATTTTCTCCATTCTTCCATCTCTCAACTGAATAATCTTTCATTAGCAGTGGTGATACCATTTCCAAGAAACGGTAGAGTGAATGACCTACACCACAGTTGTGACACTTGTAGAAGAAGTCATTACCCTTCTTGTAGAAGTATCCCCGAGCTTTTATTTTATTCCTTGTTGAGTCTCCACATATCGGACATCTACAATTTGCTAAATCTTCTTTCTTCCACTTGAACTGCTGAAGGCTACCTGATGCGAGGTTTATGAATTTTTTGTCGATATAATACGACATCAGATGCTCCAGCTTTCAAACTTTCCTTTTGAGGAAGAAAACTTTTCATCGAAGTTTCGTCCATCAAGGTCATTCCCAGCTTTGGTGTCTTTTGTTTGGTTGGTTTGAAGTAGGCCACTCTGGTCATTTTTATCAACGTCATATAGTTTCATCTTTCCTCTATTAATACCAAGGATGAACTTCTTGTTTGAAGCAACATCATTGTATCTATTCTTCAATTGTTTTACCATAATCTGGTTATTCTCTTCCAGTTCATCTGTGGATATTAAGGCAATCATGAAGTCTGCGGTTGCTGGTAAACCGAACGATTCTGACGTATCTTCCAATCCAACATCGCTATTATTGAACCCGCTACGATTAACTTGTGTTGCCGAAAAGATTGGAACTGATCTTTCTACTGCCATACCACGTAACTCTTCTGCAATCGCTTTAATGTAAGTGTAGGAATTTACATTACTACCATTCTTGAGACGAGCGGAAGCACAGATATTAAGGTAATCAATAAATATAATATCAGGTTTGAACTGTTTCTTCATCCAAAGCTCGTCAAGTAGTGCTCTGAAATGGTTCACATTGGCAGTTGCAGTAGGATATTCCTTGATAATCAGTTTACCCTTTAGATGGGCTTTGAATGTCTCAAGTTTCTTATAATATAAGTTACGTGGAAGATCCTGAACATCATCAATTGTCATATCAAAAAGATTCGCATCAATTCTTTCTGCAATTCTCTCTTCTGCCATCTCACATGTAATATAGAGAACGTTCTTATTCTGGGTCAGACAATTAGCAGCATGATGACACAGGAACAAAGACTTACCAACACCAGTACCAGCCATGATGATGTTCAGAGTCTTCTGTGGAGTTCCCCCACCAGTAATAGTGTTGAAGTACTCAAGATCAAATGCAACTTTCTTTTCTATTCGGTGGTAGAAGTCGTATCTTTCTTCTGCGTCTTCAATGTAGTCGTGTCCGATGTGTGTGTCGAACGAGACTGCAAGGGCATCGGAGAGAATTTCTGGGATTGCATTCGCTGTCTTTGAGTCTGACTTGTCTTCGAGGATATGGATTGACTCCATGATCGCATTGTAAACCGCCTTATCTTTACAAAAATCTTCTGTTTGTGATGATAACCATTCAAGCTCTGGAACATCTTCATCCGTCAAACTCTCCATGAGTTTTCCCAACTCTTGGAACTGGGGTTCTGTTAGGCTAGTTTGTTTATCCAGATCAATAACAATCGCTTCCTTTGTGGGAAGCGCATTGTATTTAGATATAAAGTCTTGGATTGCACCGAAGACAAGTTTTTCAATCTGATCATGGAAGTACTCCTTCTTGAGAAAGGGAGTCACTTTCCGAGAGAACTCATCATTGTATATCAGATTTTGAAGTATTACTAACTCTATGTTCTTCACTACTAGCCTCTTTCAGTATATCCAAATCTTCGGGTACGGTAGATATTTGTTCTTCTAGAACAGTCATCAGAATATTCGTAAACACATCACGAAGTTCATCTGTCACTTCTTCTTTATTTGGATTTTCAACAATGTCATAGTCATAATCAAAGTGTAGATTCTCATCTTTCTCTTCGAGAACCACACGATCATATCTTATCACAATACCCTTGTACTGTCCATCAGTAATTTCGATTGGGACATTACCTTCAGTCGATTCATCGACATATCGATAGTCAGGCGCTTTCATTTACTTCCTCAGTTTCTTCTTCATCTGCACCAAGTTTACCATACATGAATTCTTTCTTGACTGCCTTTTCTAGTTTCTCCATAACATCTGCGGTGAAGTACTTCTCGGGATCCTTGTAGATAGACTTCTCATAAACCTTTGCTCCATCTGGAAGTTGGATTCTAGTAGAGACTTTATCAAAGATTTCGTACTTGAGTGCAATATCAACAAGACCATAGTATGGGTTCAATCCTTCACTGTAGTTGAGAAGAACATCGACCATAGAATTCTCTTTGGTGAATCGGCTCTTGTATAGCTTACAATGAATAATATTTCCGATTACATCAGTACCTTCTTTTACCTTCTTCTTCGAGAGATATACAATAGTTGATGCTGCATACTTGAGACCAGAGCCACCACCCATCTCCTTCTGTGGGAACATAGAACCAATCACATCATAGGTGTGGTTAGTAAGGATGAGTGGGATTCCTGCTTTACCTAGCTTGAGAGTCAGAACTCGGAAAGTTGATTTGACCATCTGTGCTCGTGTCATATCACGAGTACCTTTACCATCAGCAGTGTCAGCAATCTCTTTGTCTGTACTCAACATACCAAGTGAGTCCAGACAGATAAGCATAGGCTTTTTCTCGTCCTTAGAAAGCCCAAGATACTTATCAACAATAGTAATCGCTTGATGTCGGAACTCTTCTATTGTTGCGACAGGAAAGACTGCTACGCGCTTTGGGTCAACACCACGATCAGCAAACATGTCCGAAGTTACGGCTTGTTCAGTATCGAAATAAAGTACCACACCGTCAGGATTATCAGACAGGAATTTGTGCACGATGCCAAGTGTAAAATACGTCTTTCCAGTGGCTGATTCTCCAGCGATTGCGACAATCTTATTATTAGGAATTCCACCATACAGAGAGCCAGACAGAAGAGCATTAAATGCAAAAGATCCGGTATCAACGAAGCCATCGACATCACTTCCCTCAATACCTTCTGATATAACATTTGCATATTGGTTACCCGATTCTTTTACCATATTGTTCAAAAAATCACTCATTTTATTTCTCCTAAAGTTGTTGCTTCAATACATATACGATTCTGTGGATACTGTCCCTAGTTCTACCCAAAGAACTGATAGCATCCAATGATGTTTCTTCATCTGTGTAAGATTCTTTTACTCTTGTACTTATATCATCTAATTGAGTAGAAAGATATTCTTTCAAAAACATAAGATCTTTATATTCTATATCTACTTTCATATGAACAGTCCCTCCAGAGTCGCCTGTTCTTTAGACTTCCATCCAACAACATTGAGTATGGTTTCTAAAGGATCTAAGAAGCTCTTTGTGAACTGCATATTATAGTCTACAAACCTATGGATATCAAGTTCTTTCGGTATACTGGCTGGAAAAGAAATTACCTTGTCACCCTTCATGCCACTGATAGGATTTTCTTCCTTCAGATAGATGAACTTGATCTTGTCACCCTGCTGAATTTTTTCATATTTTTCCTCAAGTTTTAGCTTCTTGATATAGTAGTTGTATATCAGAGAACCTTTAACGGCAATTGGCGTTGCCGATATGTAAATCTCAGATGAAGACTCCCACTTCTCAAGATTGGAAACTCCTCTAGGGAATGCAATCTCTTCAGGTTCACACTCGTAGAATTCTTCTTTGAATTTAGCAACATAATTCTGAATATCCTTTTCATTTGTAGTCAGGATAAGAAGAATTGCATCCTTCAGTTTCTCTCTCACAATAGCAGGAGTGGAACTTCGAGTCGTTTCAATTCCCATGATCTTGAGCTTAGGTTGATCATAACGAATACCTTCACTATCCCACACATTCAATGCGTATCGTTTCTTTGCAGTCCAGATTCCTCTCTCGGCAACAACTTCCCTACCCATGTGCATCTTGTTTTCATATGCATTCATCATCTTAGCAAGTTCGTCATACTTCTTATCGATGAGAGGTTGGATAATCTTTTCTGAACTGTTATCCAAGAAGTCAACAATCTTCTTCGTATCACTACAATCTGGAAGGAATCGATCTACCAACTTACCTAGACGAACATAAACAGAGTCTGTGTCTGATGCAACGATATAGTCATAGTTGTCCGTACCGATTGTTTCGTTCAGAAAGGCGTTAATCTCATCAGCGACCCAGCGAATACTCAACTGTCCAGAGGTGGTAATCGCTTCTGCCATGTCAGTTGCATAGTATCGGAAGTACTGATTACCAATAGCACCATAAGCAGAGTTCAACTGAATCTTACGAACCAACTGGAAGTTGTTGTACTTGGTAATCTCATTTTCTAGATTAGTTTCGCCTGCCTGCTGACGTTTCTGACACTCGATCATCTTCTTCTTGTATGCTTTACGCTCATCATACATCTTAGACATCAGATCAGGAAGGAACCCTGCAAAGTCTTTGGTGTAGCACGTACCATTTGCTGCCACTGAATAGTTTTTATCAGTGTGGGTCTTGAGTGCTTGCTTCAGATGATCGGATTGTTCACCAAGAATTGCCTCGGGTGTAATCAAGAAATCCTGCATCTGATTAATCATCGTCTCTGGACTGATGTTGTACTGCATGATCAGGTGGGGATACAGACTGTTCAAGTCGAACGAAACAACCCAGTCATGTATACCTGTGATCGGATCCTTAACATAAGCACCAACATACTGTTCATCTTTCTTACCAGCTTTCTTGGGAGGGATAACAATATCATCTTCCCTGAGATGGTGGTAGATGATCTGATCCCACGTTCGGACCTGTGAGAAAACATCCTCGTAGTTCACCTTAGCAGAATACGCCAAAGCAAGAGCAAGCTCAAGCAGCTTCATCTTATCTTCGAGCATCACAATCAGTTCAACATCTCGGACATTGTATTCCATGAAACGAGCAAAGTCTTTTCGATAGAAGTCCTTGATTGTCTCGTGTTCACCATAGCCCATCTTACGTTCACCGAGTTCGACAAATGTAATGTGATCTAACTTGTATGATTCCTGATTCTTGTACGTGAAGGTACGGTAGAGATCTAAGTAATCTAGAATGGACACACCAAGAATCTGGAAGGTGGTGTGCTTCCTGTTCGCTCTCTCAATTTGCTTCTCTCGAATCTTTTTCCATGGAGAAAGCTGTGCAGTTTCTACGGGGCTGAGGACACGATTTATTCTCTGTACGAGATAAGGAATATCAAAGAACTTGACATTCCAACCAGTCACGATATGGGGAGATTCCTTCTTCCAGACCTGTAGGAAATCAGAAAGCAGATCTTCCTCGTACTCGTAACACTTACACTCAATACCCGGAACAGAGAAATCACCCAACCCAAATGAGTACTTGTTCCCATTCACAAAGAGAGTGATACCGATCACCTTCTCTTCTGGATCATCGACCTGTGGGAAACCATGTTCACACTGGGTTTCAATGTCGATATGGGCAACTGAGATCTTGTCCATATCATAGTCAAGTTCACCGGAGTATAGGTCACCGATGTACTGGTAGACATAATCAGTGTTGCCATAGATTTTAAAGTTGGGGACACCCTCGTACTGCTTAACGAAGTCACGACAATCAGAAATGGAACCCGGTTGAATGGGTTCTACAACTTTCCCGTCAAGAGTCTTGAATCGAGATTGCTTGTTTGATGGAATGAAGAGCGTGGGATTGTACTTCACCACACGTTTTACAGGGACACCATCTTCGATGCCCCTGTAAAGTATTCCGTCACCAACAAGAGAGACGTTAGTATAAAAATTATCCATAGTTTAGACTGGGTGATGCATTACTGTGTTTGGTGTAACTTCTAGTTCTTCAATCAGAAACTCTTCTGTTCCCATGGGAAGATCCTCTTTCTCCTTATCAGAAACAAAGGCAGAGAAAAGGATCATGTAGTTCATGATGTCTAGGACAGCATCCTTCCACGTCTCACCCTTTACCTTCAGTTCACCCGCATCAACGAATGTCGAGAGACGAGAAACCTTATCAATTACCCGAACAAGGAATCCAGTTTCAGTAGAACAGACACCCATTGCTTCGCATCGCTCGAAGTTTGCGAATGGTTCCTCACCATTCTTTCCCGCGTAGTCGTGGTTCTTCACTTGCATGATCTCTAAAGCTCTTGCACATACCTCGGTATGGTGCTTAAGTAGTTCTTCTCTATTCATCACTTTACTCCTGTACTTCCGAACCCACCGACTCGATCAGTCTTCTGTGTGGGCATTTCTGTAATTTGTTTAATTTCATATTCTAAATTCTCAATCATTTCTGCTTGTGCAATTCTTTCACCATGTCCAACCTCGACTGTCTGGTTACTTGAATTGTATAGCATCATATAGCACTCATGATAATAATCAGAGTCAATTATACCTTCACCATTCACCATCATCAATCCCTTTTTCAAGGAAAGACTTGATCTACTGTGGAGTCGTACAGAGAAACCTTCGGGGATGTCGAAAATCAATCCAGTAGGAATCAGTACACGGTTCTG